TCTGTTTACGTCGGAGAAAATGCCACCTTCACCGCCCCGGCGCTGGTGAAGTCTGGCTATGTTTACGTCGGAGAAAATGCCACCTTCACCGCCCCGGCGCTGGCAGAGTTGTCTGGCTATGTTGACGTCAGAGAAAATGCCACCTTCACCGCCCCGGCGCTGGTGACAATAGGCGAAGTAAAATATGCAACCACCATTATGGGCCACGAGGTCAAGGTCTATGACAAGATGGGCTGCGTTGCGGTATCTGAAAAAGAGCGTGACGGCATAACGATTCGGCTGTGCCGCAAGGCGTCTTTCAAGGATGGCCAGCTGGTCGGTGATAAATACTTTGTTGTTTCTCAGGGGCAGCACAACGCCCACGGTGAAAGCCTTGATGAGGCCATGGCCGACCTGATGTACAAAACCGCCAGCCGTGACGTCAGCCAGTACCGCAACATGCCTGCTGATACGGTAAAGCCCCCGCATGAGTGGGCCACCGTTTACCGCATTGTCACCGGCGCGTGCCAGTATGGAACGCGGGCCTTTATGAAGCAGAAGGGCGTGCTTAAAGAGGCTTACACGTTGGCTGAGATTGTTGAGCAGACACGGGGCGCTTTTGGTTCTGAGCGTTTCCGCGAAGTCATGGGGGAAAAATAATGTCCCTCAGCGCACAAGACCTTGACGGCCTGCGCGACCTTCAGGCCAAGGCAGATGAATTTACACAGGCCGTTTTTGATTGGGTTGCGCCCCTCGACCAGCGTCACCTGCTTTCACACCTGTACGACTTCAAGGCCCGAATCGATGAGGCTGTGAAAGAAATTGAGGCGGGCAATGACACGCGCAGCTGAGATTATAACGGTTGCCGCCTTCTCTTTCCTGCTGGTCTGGGGTTTTATGATCGGTATGGACAGAGAAGCGGCACGGCAGCAGGCGGCAACCGCCGCCGACTGCACCCATTACGGCGCGGCCATGAATAATTGGGCGCGTCAAAACAACCTTCAACCACCATGTGAGGAATGATATGAGCATACCAGCAATCCGAATCGAGGAAGACGGCTACACTTGGCTTGTGCCTCTGGCCCACGTGGCCGCGCACCGCGCAAAATATTACGCGGCCAAAGACCCTGATACAACCTATCAGGCAGAGTACGACTTTGTGATGAAAGACGATTATGAGGGGGTCGATTGGTTTCAAAATAATATGAACCTGTCAGACCTTCCTGAGCCGCCGCTTTTGCACGCTGCCCCGGCGCGGCGCACCGGCCCGGCCATGGACGGCGACTATGAAATCGAAATCATAGGGCAGGAGGGCTGAGCCATGTACCCGCACAGCCCCGGCTTTGCAGCCAACAGCGACACCAGCCGTGAGGCTGCTGCCCGCCTGACCAGCAAGGATGAGCTGCAAGGCTTCATTCTGAATTACCTGCAGCACAGCTGCATTTACACCGGCAGCACGGTGGATGAAGCCAAGGAACGGTGCGAGTCGCATTTTGAGCGCACCTTTGACCGCAGCACCATTGCCGCCCGCTTCACAGAGCTGACTGAGGCAGGGCAGATTGTGCTGACCGCAGAGAAGCGCCTGACGCCGCGCCGCCGCAAGGCGGGCGTTTACCTGCACCGTGACTTTGCGCCCGTGGGCAGCCTTGAGCGCCAGGCCCGTGGCAGCGCCAAGAAACTGCAGGCTGACGTGACCCGGCTGCAGCTTGAAAATGAAAACCTGAAACAAAGATTAAGGAAATACGAAAATGTCTAAGCTTGCAAAAATCAGCAATGATACAGCCCGCATGTTGAGTGATTACATTGAAACCAAGGTGCGCCGCCTGAAGGACATAGAACCGGCTGAGGTTTATATTTCAGCCGTGGCCGGTGCGGTTGGCGCAATAGGTGGCGTGATTATTGCCATACAGCAGCGCAACCCGGAACTGGCGCAGCAGCTGCGTGAGAAAATTATTAAAAACGTAACTGAGGCAGGCACACAATGAGCGGCGCAGACCACGGCCCTATCGAGGAAAAGCAGCGCGAATTTATGAACGCGCTGGCGCGGGGCATTGACGACCTCTTGAACGGCAAAGATTGCCCAAAAGAGAAGAAAAAAACAGGCTTCACGCTGCTGGTGTATGACTTTGAAACTGGCCCTGACGGCGGGCGCTTCAACTATATCAGCAATTCTGACCGGCAGGACGTCATTGCCACGATGAAAGAGGTGATAGCCCGGCATGAGGGCCGCTACCATGAGAAAGGCGGGGTGCAATGAGCAACAAGCAAGGCTTTTGGCTGGTCTGGAACCCGCAGGGTCGCCAGCCTATTTACCGGCACAGCACCTATGCCAGCGCCGTGGCTGAGGCCCGCCGCTTGGCTGGTAACAACCCCGGCCATGAGTTTTATGTGCTGGGCTGCCTTGGCCGCGCCGTAAAGGTGGAAGTTGAATACAAGGAAATCAGCAGCCTGCCTGACCAGTTTGATGAAGACGAGCTGCCTTTCTGATAAGATACACATGCGCCAACCTGATTTTATTTATTACCTGCTTGGCCCGCTGGTGCGCCGCACCCTTGAGATACTTGAGCGCCGGGCCATAATAAAGGGGGAAGACTATGACAAAGAAGACCACAAAGAAGCCCGTGAAGAAAGCGGCACCAAAACGGGGGAAGAAAGCCCAGCCGTCACTGGCCCAGCAAGAGGCCGAAATGACAAAGGCCATTTTCCCTGAGTATGAGGGGCTGCATATGACAATGAAACAGCAGCTCTTTGTAAAGGCGTATGTACGCCCTGATATAGCGTTTAACGGTTCCCGCGCCTATGTTGAGGCATATGGCCTTGATGCGGTTGACGACCTCTTAACGGCCCGCGCAGCGGCTTCGCGTTTGTTAACGAATGTTAATGTGCAAAAAGCCGTTTCCATAGAGCTTGATAGGCAGCTAAATGACCATGAGCAGCTGGGCCGCCGCGTCATGGCTGAGTGGCAAAAGCTGGCATTCTTTGACGTAACACAGTTTCTGAATGTGCAAGGCCCGTTTGTTTACCTAAGCAGCATTGAAGAGCTGCCCGTGCACTTCCGGCCCGCAATCAAGAGCATTGAAAACACGCAGATGGGCGTCAAGGTTACGTTTCACGACAAGCAGAAAGCTCTGGAATCCATTGCAAAATGCCTTGGCATGTTCACGGAAACTGTGCGCACTGTTGATGAGAAATATGAAACGCTGGTGCAGAGGTTGGCCCGGCAAGAGGCAGAGGGTAGAAATGACAAACGTGATTAATTTCCCCGGCGCTTATTACAGCAATATTGATGCCACGCCCATGCTGCAAAGCATTGCGGCCACGGAAGACCCTAAATATGCTTTTGTGATTGTTTGGCCTGAAGACGGTGGACAGCCTTCTTTTCACAGCAACACGTCAGACGTGCCGGTTATTCTTTATCAGTTGCAGAGGTTTATTCATAAGTATTTTGACGGTGATTTTACAGAGGGTAATAAGCCATGAAGATTGAACGCATAGGCCCGCACGCTCTTGTGCTGGGCAATAACTGTGACATGGTGGGCAGCCAGTTTTTTGAGCACCTGCTGCAGGGGCGCAGCTTCAGCGTGGTCACTGACCCGCCTTATGGCATTCCTATCATGCACGAATATGCTGACGTGAAGCGCAGCAAGGCCGCAGCCGCCACCGGGCGCAATTTCAAGCCCGTGCACGGCAATGAGGAAGAGTTTGACCCCACGCCGTGGCTGGTTGGAGTCGATCAGCTTTTCTGGGGTTTCTGCCATTTTGCGCACCGGCTGCCGCACAAGGGCCGCGAGTTGGTCTGGGATAAGCGCTGCAATATCATACCGCCGCGCAGCCAGGCTGACTTTGAAAGCGCATGGTGCAGTGAGTACGGCGCAGGCCGCATGTTTTACCACTATTGGGACGGCATGGTGAAGCAATCAGAAATGGGCGAGTCGCGTGTACACCCCACGCAAAAGCCCGTTGAGCTTATGAGCTGGTGCCTGCAGTTTGCCAAAGGCGATGTGATTTTCGACCCGTACATGGGCAGCGGCACCACGGGCGTGGCTGCTGCAAAAGCAGGCCGTCCTTTCATTGGCATTGAAATTGAGGCAGAATACTTTGACGCAGCTGTAAAGCGTATCAGGGACGCATATGCCCAGCCCGATTTTTTCACCAACGACTCACACAAGGAGCGCCAGCATGAGACTGTTTAATATGAAATTCCGCAGGTTTTTTGATAGGATTCGGTGGCCGCTGGTCACCCGCGCACGCTTTGAGCTTAACGGCAAAAACTACGATGCAGAGCTTGAGCTGTATGAGCGCAACCTGCGTGAGGCCCGTGACCTGATACGGAACCTCAAGCAAGAGCTGGCTGAGGCGCAGCGCAATGACCAGCGCGACCCTGACACTGGCCGCTACACCAAGGGGCACTGACCATGTGCCGCTGTACCCCAGAGATACGCACGCCTTGGTGCGGTAAAAAGGGCTGTGAAGTGCCAGAGCAAAAGAAAGCTGTGTATGCTTTCCATGACGATGGCCTGACCCCGCCCACGTGCAACTGCAACAGCTGCCAAGCCGCGCGCATTAACGCTGGCTTGCCGCCTTTCAGCGGCCCGCTGCTGGGCGATGCAGCGCCAGAGCTTCAGGGCCGCAAAGACCTTGAGGAATACAAGCCCAAGGTAATGCGCCCCGGCACAGAGCTGGTGGCATACAGCCCGGAACCCGTGGTCGGCCTGCTTGAGTTTCAGGACAGCGTGATTGTTGCCACCTCTGGCGGCGTCTGGCGCATGGTCAAAGGTGAAGACGGCAAAGACGTTTTTGAAAGAATATTGTTTACGGCATGACTGAGCACATTAAAGCCCGCCTGCTGACCGACCTGCCGTATTTTGCTGAGCACCAGCTGCGCATTATGCCCAAGGGCGGCGGGCTGCCGGTGCCGCTCATTCTCAACCGCGCCCAGCTGTACATTCATGAGCAGATTGAAGACCAGAAAAAGCGCACCGGCAAAGTGCGCAAACTCATACTGAAAGGCCGCCAGCAGGGCTGCAGTACCTACGTGGGCGGGCGTTATTACCACAAGACCGTGAGCCGTGAAGGCCGCCTGACATTCATTTTTGCCCATGACACTGAGGCCAGCAGCAGCCTGTACGGCATGGTGCAAAACTATTATGACCTCAGCGACCCCAGCTTCAGGCCGGATCTGGGAGCACGCAATCACAATGAGCTGCTGTTTCCGCTGCTGAAGTCTGGCTATAAGGTCGGCACGGCGGGCACCAAAGGGCTGGGCCGGTCAAAGACATTCCAGCAGGTGCACTGGTCAGAGGTGGCATACAGCCCCAATGCCAATGAGCACGCGTCCGGTATTCTGCAAACAGTGGCCGACCTGCCTGAAACTGAGATTATTCTTGAAAGCACGGCCAATGGTGAGGGTGATTATTTCCACCTGGCCTGTATGCAGGCAATGGCGGGCATTGGTGACTTTGAGCTGATTTTTGTGCCGTGGTATTGGCAGGAAGAATACAAGCGCCCGGTGCCGCCTGACTTTGCGCTTGAGCAGCCCAAAGACGATGAAGAGTTTACCAGTGAGCAGGAATATTATGACCTGTTTGCCGCTGACGGCCTGACGCTGGAGCACATGGTCTGGCGCAGGGCCAAGATTGCAGAATTTACCGGGGAAATATCACGATTCATGCGTGAATACCCGTTTACACCAGAGGAAGCCTTTGCAGCTGCCAACCCTGACGCCTATATCAAGGCGCTGACGATTCGCAAGGCACGCAACACCCCGGCCATTCAGAGCAACGCGCCGCTGGTCTTTGGCGTTGACCCGGCCGCGCTGGGCGGTGACAAGTTCCGCATTACGCAACGGCAGGGCCGCACCTGCACCAAAAGCTATGTGCTGCAGCCCATGTACCCGCACGACTCGGCACGCCGCCTTGCCCAAGACATTGAGAAATACAAGCCCATGCGCGTCAACATTGACGTGGGCGGGCTGGGCATTGCGGTCTATGGCTGCCTGCTGGACATGGGTTATGGCCATATTGTTCGCAAGGTAAACTTTGGCGGCACGGCAGCTGACCCTGAAAATAATTACAGGTACGTGGATGAAATGTTCCGGCGTGCCAAAGAGTGGTTTGACGATGGGCCGGTCAGTCTGGCCTGTGATGAAAAGAGCGCCGCCGCGATTCAGTCTGAGCTTTCCGGGCGCAAGCACAAATGGCATAACAACAGCCAGCTGCGCATGGAACCCAAGGCAGAATTTAAGAAGCGCCTGCAGTACAGCCCTGATACGGGCGACTCCTTCATTCTCACTTTTGCTGAGCCGCTGCCGGAAAATCCCCAGATACGCCAAGGCATGAACAGGCCGACCACAGTTGCAGTCGACAGCTGGTCACCGTTCTAGTAATATTTGCGCGTGCACTCTGCTTTAACCAACCCTCATGATGGAGATTACAATGAAACGCTTTCTTTCCCTATTTTCTGCTCTGGCTGTAGTGGCCACGCTTACCCTTGCTGGCCCGTGCTTCGCTGACGCGATTCGCTGCACTGACATTGGCGGCTCGATCACCATTGAGGCCATTGGTGCAGACCGCTGGGCGCAAGTCGGCGGCGGCAATGGCATATGGACGGACGTAAACTAAGTGACGCCTGAGTTTTTTGACGAGGTGCAGCAGTGGTACGTGGTGTTTACAAAACGCCGCGTATCACGCTGTCACCCCGTTCAAAGGCTGCTGCACCCTGCCTTTTCTCATGTTTACCTAATGCGTGAGCGCCGTGACGGCGGCACGCTGGTCATAGACCCGCTCAAGTGGGGCATGGCCGTGCAATACGTTGAAATGAATTTTGAAGAGGCGCTGTTACGCGCCGCCCAAGTTTCCACAGCTATGCTGGGCTATACAGCCGATTACCGCCGCAGCTCTAACCATTTTGTCTTACGCGGCCCGTTCAACTGCGTCACAGCGGTCAAGGCCATTCTGGGCCTGCGCTGCTGGGCGCTGACACCACGGGCGCTGTACAAGCGCCTGCTCACCTCAGAATTTACAACCCCGGTGCGAATCCATGACGCCAAAGATACGGAAAGCCTCACCTGCAGACATTGCGGCGCTGGCAATATGCGGGCGTGAGTTTGATGAAGAGGGTGGCGTTTACACGCGCACGCCCCTGATTGACGCAGAGCTTTATGCTGACCTGGCACAGTACGTGGCCTGCCCTTTTCACGTGGTGGCGCTGGCTGAGGTTGACGGTTTTCCAGCAGGTTTCTGCGTCTTTGGCGTGAACAAGGTCACCGGGCGGCAGGAATACGAGGCGCTCATGACATGGTTTTATGTGCGGAAAAGTTACAGGTGTGCCATGATCGCAACACAGCTGCTGGATTATTCCATGCGTATGTGCAAAGATAAGGGGGCCAAATATTTCTTTGCCAGCTCAACGGCTGGTTTTGACGATGGCGGGTTGAATGAACGGGCTTTCACCGCGCTGCTCAGGCGCAATGGTTTTTCAGTTCTGGGGTCAATTCTCATGTTAAGGGAGGCATAAATGTCAAAGGTTAAAAAGATTTTCACCATCTTCTCGGACGGCGCTGTCGCACCAAAGGTGGCCACTGAAGCCATACAGCGCCAAGAGGCGCTTATACGGGAACAGGAAAACCGCCTGAAAGAGCAGGAAGCCGCAGCCAAAATGGCTGAGGATGAGCGCAAGAAAAAAGAGGCCGCAACGGCTGCCGCCCGCAGGGGCCGCTCTTCCGGGTCTTCCCTGCTTTCCGGCCTTGAAACTGGCATTCAGCCGGTTGAAAGCGGCACCCGCACAACGCTGGGTTAATCATAATGGCCCAGCTGGAAATTGACAGGCTGCTTGAACGCGCCAAAAAGGGCTTTACTGACCGGGACGCCAACCGGCAGCTTTTTGAGGACTGCTATGAATATATGCAGCCTTTCCGCAACACATACAGCAACAATGGGTCGCAGGCGGCAGGCGGGTCATTCAACAAGCCCAGCAAGCAGTACGACTCCACCGCCATGATATCAGCGGCCAATTTCGTCAACACCATGCAGGCCAATTTCACCCCGGTCTTTACGCGCTGGGCTGAGCTGAAGGCCGGGCCGGGCATTCCTGAAAAGAACCGCGCCAAGATGAATAAAGAGCTTTCAAAGCTCACCGACCTGATTTTCGCCTACCTCAACGCCAGCAACTTTGCCACCGCCTCAGCTGAAATGTATTTTGATTGGGGTATTGGCACCGGCAGCCTGTGGCTGTTTGAAGGCGATGAGCAGCAGCCGCTCAATTTCATTGCCACGCCGCGCAGCCAGATGGGTCTGGTTGAGGGCAAGTTTGGCTCTGTGGATTCCCGTTTCCGTCAGTACAAGCTGAAAGCCCGCCTGATACCGGCCACATACCCCGGCGCAAAGCTGAATGCAGACCTTGAAACCTGCATGAAAGACAAGCCTGACGAAGAGATTGAGCTGATTGAGGCCTGCTATTATGACTATGAGCAGTTTGTCTGGCACTATGAAGTTATCCACGAAAAAAGCAAACACCGCATTTTGCACCGTGAATACGCTGAGGAAATCTGTTTTACCCCGCGCTGGCTCAAGATACCTGGCTTTGCTGACGGCGTAGGCCCATTCATTCTGGCGCTGCTGGACGTGAAGACCCTGAACAAGGTCAAAGAGTTTATGCTGCGATCTGCGGCGCTGAATATTTTCGGCGTGTACACCGTGGCCAATGGCGGCGCTTTCAACCCGAATGCCGCCACGCTCAACCCCGGCACCTTCATACCCGTTGAACGCAATGGCGGCCCCAATGGCCCCAGCATTGCCGCACTGCCGCGTAACGGTGATTTTCAAATGCAGGACTTCCTGCTGCGGGATCTTCAGGATTCGGTGCGCAAGGTCATGCTTGATAACCGCCTGCCGCCAGAAACACCGCAGCCCAAGACGGCCTTTGAAATTTCCCAGCGTATCAAGGAGTTTCAGGTCAATATTGGAAGCGCCTATGGCCGCGCCATGTTTGAATTTGTGCAGCCGCTTTTCAAGCGCATTATTGCCATTCTGGCCAAGAAAGGCCTTATCACGCTGCCAGAGGGCTTTGCCATTGATAACTTCTTTGTGCAGGTGCAGGTGGTCAGCCCGATTGCCCAGACACAGGCAATGGAAGACGTGCAAAAACTGGTGAACGCCATGCAGATTGTGGGCGGCGTGAACCCGCAGCTGGTGCTCAGCCGCTGGGAAATTGAGAAGCTGCCGCAGTGGCTGACTGAGAAGACCGGCGCACCGGCAGCCTTGCTGCGTGACGGTGAGGACGCACAGGTTTTGGAAAAGATGATTATGGACGCGGTGGCCCAGCAGGTTGCCGCGCAAACACAAGGAGCGCCCGCAAATGCAGCCCCAGCCGCCTAATGACGCATTCACAGACCCGCTGGGCTTTGCTGCCCGGCAGACGCCTGAAGCTGCTGAGGCCTTCTTTAAGGCCCAGCTGCGTGATTATTTCGACTCCATCATGCACACGGCGGCCACGTATGGCACGCCAGCGGGCAAAAAAGAGCTTGAGCGCCTGCGCAAATCAACCATTGAAAGCGCCGCATGGATGCCAAGCATTGCCCAGCAGCACAGCATTGAGGCGGCCAATGCGCACGCATACGCACGGGAAGGACAAAACGCTCTTGTGCGTGATATAGAAAACCGCTTAGAGCTTGCAAAAAAGGTGAAAACCCCTGAAGATTTACACGACCTTATGATGGGAGGACAGTAACATGACCGCAGCAACAATTACCGCACAAAAAATGAACCTCAGTATGGTGGGCATGATTGGCTACCTCTGGGAAACCATGGACGGCGATGACGTTGGCCAGGTGGTCAAGCTGCCGCCTTACAAAAGCCTCACGGTACAGCTGGGCGCTGGCGGCGGTAACACGCACGGCAGCAGCACAACGGTCATGCAGGGCAGCAATGACCCGCTGGCTGAAAGTGACCCGGCCAATGCGGTCTGGTTTACGCTGACGGAAAAAGACACCGCCAGCACGGCAATCAGCCGCACCACCACGGCAATCCTCAAAGAGGTCAAAGAGCACCCGCTTTATATCAGGCCCAGCCAGTCTGGCGGCACGGCGGCTGATATTGATGTTATTGCCATAGCCCGCTAAGTTTCAATCAACCACACAAGGGGAAAAACATGACCACAGGAAATGAAGGCGGCGGCAATACCGGCGCAGGTGACGGCGGCGCAGCTGCTGGTGCCGAATCAGGTGCAAACGGCGCAGAAAACAAGGCCTCAGCTGGCGCAGATGGCGCAGATGGTGCAAATAACCACGGTGCCGAATCAGGCAATGACGGCGGCAGCAACAGCGACTCGCTGCTTGACGGCGTTGAAGGCGATGAGGGCGGTGACGCCCAGCCGGTTGACTTCAGCAAGGGCAAGCCTGAAGGTTTCCCCGATGACGCATGGGACGCCAAAGAGAACAAGCCCAAGGCTGACGTGCTCTTTAACCAGCTCAAGGCCGCTGAAAAGCGTGCTGCTGACCTGCGTGCAAAGCTGGGCAAGGGTGACCACAAGCCGCCCAAAGAGGCCAAAGAGTACACGTTTAAACCCACTGAAAAAGGGGCCAAGGCCTTCAAAGACGGTGACATGAGCAAAGACCCCGTGGTCGCTGCCGTTGCCCCCATTGCCCTCAAGCATGGGCTGAGCAAAGAACAGTATGCCGGTTTCATGGCTGACATGACGGACGTGCTTGTTGATATGGCAGAAAAGAGCGGCAGCGAATCCCCGGCAGAGCTTTCTGATGAAGAGAAAGCGGAAATCCGCAAAGCTGAGTACGCCAAAATAGGCACCAACGCGGTGCAGGTTATCAAATCTGTGGAAAGCTGGGGCCGTGAGCTGAAAGCCAGCGGCCAGTTTTCTGAGGCTGAGCTTGCCGCATTCAAAAGCATGGCCATGACTGGTGAGCAGGTGCGCGTCCTGAATAAGCTGCGGGCAATGGCTGGCGGCGGTAACGCTCTGCCTATGGACTTCAGCGATGATGGTCTGCCCTCTGACAATGAGATTGCTGAGCTGCAGGCAAAAGTTAAAACGGCTGAAGACCAGCGCAAGGTGGATGAGTTGTATGACAAGCGCCGCCGTGCTGGCCGCCCAGAGCGCTTGGCAATCACACCTTAAGGGTACGCACAGAAAAACATTTAAAGCCGCTCTTTACAGGGCGGCTTTTTCTGTGGCATTATTGTCACAGTACACACGACCCGCGTACCAGCGGCCCCCCGGTCTTCACTGACCGCCCGCATTGGAAAGTGGCCCTCTCGTGAAAGCGAAAGAACCCTTTAAACCCAATGTAGGAGACAGTCATGACGACTTCAGCTTCAGTAAACGCAATTACCAGTTTTGATACGCTGGTCAAAAAACAGTATCAGAATGGCAGCTTGCTGCGTGGCACCGTGCGGGTAAAGACCGGCGTTGTAGGCAGCACTCACGTTTTCCCGAAAATCCGCAAGGGTATTGCTACCCCGCGCATTCCGCAGGCAGACGTGACGCCCATGAACGTGACGCACCAAAAAGCCACGGCAACCCTGACGGACTGGAACGCGGCAGATTATTCTGACGTGTATGACCTGGCAACGCTCAGCTTTGATGAGCGCCAAGAGCTGGTCGACACCGCCGTCATGGCCATTGGCCGCCGCCTTGACCAAATGATTATCGATGCTATGGCAGCCTCTGCCAACAGCACGCAAATCAGCCAAGACGTGGGCGGAACAAATACCGGCCTGAACCTTGCAAAATTCCTGCGGGCCAAGCGCCTCATGGATGATGCAGGCGTACCGCAAATGGACAGACACATTGCGTGTTCTGCCCGCGCCATTGAGCAAGCGCTTGGTGAAACTGAAGTTAACTCCGGCGACTTCAACATCCTGCGCCCGCTCTTGGAAGGCACCCTGAAGCGTTACAGCGGCTTTGACATTCACATGATCGAAGCACGTGACGAGGGCGGCATTCCTGTGGCGGCCAATATCAGAAACAACTTTGCGTATCACAAAGACGCGGTTGGTCTGGCCATTGGCATTGACGTGCGCACGGACGTCAACTGGATTCCCGAAAAGACCAGCACATTGATTAATGCAATGTTTAAAGCTGGCGCGGTGACCATTGACACGGATGGCGTCTTTGACCTGCTGACTTACGAATCCTAAGAGCTGGGCGGGGGAAACCCCGCCCCTCTGACTACTTACCGGGCCTGAAAAGCTCACAACCCTAAAACAGGAGGCCAAAATGGCTTTTGACATTAACAACTTCTCACCTCTTGGCGGCAATTCCCGGCGTGGAAAAGCCCCGCAACATTTCAGCTATGCAACGCTGGACGCAGCCACTGACGTGGACGGCGCTAACTACTTTAGGGGGTCTGCTGCTTATGGCGGCGCGTACCACCTGCTTGAAGTTGGTGACGTTATTCACCGCGTTACATGGTCCACGGCCATTGGTGCGGGCGGCACTGTCAGCTCTTACGGCACGCACATTGTGCTGAGCAAGGCAAGCGGCGACATTGACGTTTCCAACGAAACCGACCTGACGGAAACCGACTCCGACTAAGGCGGCCTGAGCTTAATGTTATTAGCGCGGCGCTGGCTTTCACGAGTCAGCGCCGCCCTTACAAGGGGGTTTATAAATGGCCGATTCACGTGAAGACATTGCAAGCCAAGGCTTTGGGCTGCTGCGGGCTGACAGCGTTGCCGACTTTGATGAAGGCACCAACGAGGCAGACATTGCCGCGCTCTTTTACCCCGATTTTGTGCTTGATATTCTGACCCGATACCCGTGGTCATTTGCCACCAAAAAGCGCAGGCTCAACCAAGACAGCACCGCGCCGGTCAATGAGTTTCAGTACAGCCATATCATACCGGGTGAGGCCCAGCGCATCTGGGCAGTGTATGACAGTGACGCCGTGGGCGCTGTGCCGATCAAGCAATATGACATTGCCCATGCTGACGGCGGGCGGCGCGTGTACAGCAACTGCGCTGAGCTGTGGGGGGAATATACCATTTACGCCAGCGAGGCCATATGGCCGGGCTATTTTGTGCATTTTGCCATTCACGCATGGGCGGCCCTGACCGCCATGACGGTGACAGACCAGCCTGACGTGGCGGCAAAGTACCAGGCGCTGGCGTGGGGTGCGCCCAATGAGAATGAGCAGGGCGGCAAATACGGCGTGGCCTGCAAAATTGATGCAATGCAAAAGCCGGGTGAGAACATACAAAGCAGCCCGTTGGTAGAGGCGAGGTTTTCCTAATGCCACGTTTTAAGACGCTGCAGACCCGTTTCACGCAAGGCGAAATTGACCCGCTCATGATTGGCCGGGTTGACGTCGACCAGTATTACGGCGCGGCAGAGTTTCTGCGCAACGTCTTTACCCTGCCGCAGGGCGGCGTGCGGCGCAGGCCGGGGCTGGAATTTATTGACCGCATTCTAGGCCAGCTGACGCTGGCAACGCCCAGCAGCGCCACAGCGCCCAATGGCGGCACGGCGGCGCAGGGCTATGACGATAACCCCGCCAACAAGGTGTTGACCACCAACAACATAAGCACGACCAACAATTACGTGGTGCTGCGCTATGACATGGGCGCGGCGGTGGCAATGGGCACGGTGTACCTGTACAACCTGAAGCTGAGCGCCAGCGGCGACAGCTCTGAGTTTTTCATTCAGGTAAGCAATGACGACTCCACATGGTTGACCAAGGGCACTGCTCTGGAAATTAATGACATTGGCAAAAACTTCAGCCGCCGCATCCATGGCACTTGGCGTTATTTGCGCCTTGTGCGCATTGGCACCACTGACCTTGGCACGCGCAAGGTTGAGCTGGGCGACATGCTTCTTTACACAGAGGGCGCACTTTCAAACGTCAAGCTGGTCAACTTTGAATTTAACGTCCTGCAAACTTATGTGTTTGTATTCACTGACAAAAACATTGCTGTTTATCAAAACGGCGTGTACCTGATTGACCTGCGCACGGCAGACTATACGCACGCCCGAATCCCTTATCTTGACTGGCTGCAGAATGCCGACACCCTGCTGGTGTATCATAAAGACGTGCAGACCAAGAGCATTGTGCGCGGCAGCAGTAATGACATATGGACGGTGGCCAGCGTCAGCTATTCCAACATTCCCACGTATGATTTTGGCAGCGGCGCGGAGGCCATATGGTCAAGCACACGCGGCTGGCCGCGCCATGCCGCTCTATATCAGGGCCGCATATGGATTGACGGCGGGCGCAGCCGCCCCACTGTGGTGTACGGCTCAAAGGTCAACAGCCTGTTTGATTACAATTTCGGAACGGCGCAAGATGATGAAGCCATAGGCCCGCTGGGCTTTGAGGGCTATAACAATATTGAGGCCATTTATCCGGGCCGCTCTCTCATGGTTTTCACGTCTGGCGGTGAGTACATTCTGCCCCAGCCATTTGGCGAACCTATCACGCCCGGCAACGTCACGGTGGCCCGCCAGTCAAAGATTGGCAGCGCCCCGTACCTGCGCCCGCAAGAGACAGAGGGCGGTGTTATGTACATTCAGCGCGGCGGCAAATCCGTGCAAGAATTTATTTATGATGATACCCAGCAGGCGTACGATAACAATCTGGTTAGTCTTATCAGCAGCCACCTGGTGGATTCCCCGGTTGATTTTGCCCTGCGCCGGGCAACCAACACTGAGGACGGCGCTTATCTGCTCATGGTGCTGGCTGACGGCAGCTTGACCGTGGTGAACGTGCTGCGCGGGCAAGGCATTGCCGCCTTCACAAAGCAGACCACTGAAGGGGAATTTAAGGCCTGCACGGCTGACATTGAGGACATGTATTTTGCTGTGACCCGTGAGATTGACGGCGATGACGTTCAATATCTGGAACGCTTTAACGGTGACCATTACACAGACGCCAGCACCCGCTTTGTGACCGGCCTGCCCACTGACACTTTCAACGTGCCGCAGCTGATTGCTGAAGAGTGCCGCGTGCTGGCTGACGGTGCCATAATGGATAACGTGACGCCTGACGCTGACGGCGATTTTACAATCAGCCGTGACGCTGAGGAAAGCCTTGAGGTGGGCATAAACTTCACGACGCGCATTAAGGACTTGCCGGTGGAAAACCCGCAGCTGGGCAGCGTGATAGGAATGCCTATCAATATTAGCCAAGTTATTCTAAGATTAAGTGAAACTGCGGGCATAAAGGTCAACGGCAAAACCGTTTCTTTCCGTGGTTTTGCGCCGTCTGGCAGCGGCAGCCCGCTTGATGCCATACCGACCCGATTCACAGGGGTCAAGGAAATCAAGGGCTGGCGTGGCTGGACTGAGGGGGGGCAGGTTGAAATCACGCAAGACGACCCACTTCCCATGACAATATTGGCGCTTTCAAAAAGGGTGAACGTGTAGCATGGAAGCATTGGTCGGCTCAGCACTATGGACTACGGCAGGCGGCACGGCGGTTGGCACCACCGGGCTTTTTGGCGCAGCTGGCGCTATCGGCAGCGGCGGCCTTATCACGGGCGCACTCAGCAGCCTCACAGGCGGCAGCCTGCTCAGCGGCCTGCTGACCGGGGCCAGCGCCTTTGGTCAAATGCAGGCGGGCAATATGAGCAGCACGCTTTTGAATTTACAGGCACAGCAGTCAGAGCTGAGCGCACGCTTTGAAACAATCAAGGGCCGCCAGCAGGCGCTGCAGATCCGCAAAGAGCTTGACCGCAACCTTGCCAGCCAAAACGCCACCTTTGCCGCACGCGGCACGCTGGCCGGTGAAGGCAGCGCGGCGGCAGCAGCGGAGTCCAGCCGTAAGAACGCGGCAGACGATATTGACCTGGCCACCTTTGGCGCAGCTATGGGCAGCGAGTCAGAAAAACTTGAGGCGGCGCAGTACCGCACCAAGGGTGCCAGCGCCAAGACGGCGGGCACAGTGAACGCAATCAACACCGTGGCGAATTACCGCCCCGTGGCCAGCTTGCTGGAGGGTCTGTAACATGGTGCGCAAAGTGGGTGACGTTGCCCGGTATGAGCAGAGCCTGAGCATTGGCGGCAGCTTTCCAAAGAAACAGCTGGACACCTCTGCCGTTGAGCTGGTGCAGGCCACCAGTGAAATGATGGCTGAGCGGGCGCAGAAAATTGACAAGCGCCTGTTTGAAAACGCGCTCGGCCAAGCCGAAAACACCATTGCCGCCAACGTGGCCCGCATTGAGCGTGAGTACGCCAATGACCCTGCCGCTATGGAAGAGGCGCTGACCGGCTGGAAAGAAAAGTTTTTTGAAGAGATTGACGACCCGCAGGTCTATGACCGCATGAGCATACAGTATGACCGTACGGCCCTGCTTTCCATTGAGCGGGCAAAAGACGGTCAGCAGCGCATTATTGACGATCAGGCCCGCTTTGGTGCCCTGCAGTCTCTTGACGCCATTGAGCGTGAATTTCTGGGCGTTTCTGAAAGCCTGTTTTCCAGCAACCCTGCCGTGGCCGGTGCCGCTGCCGGGTCATTGCAGGAAATTATGGATAGGCTCAACGGCACGCTGAGCCAGACGGACTCGCAAGGTATGCCGCTGTTTTCCGCAGAGGCCCGCTTTAACCGCCTTTCTCAGGCCAAGGACGCCGGTCTGGGCGGCGCGGCGCTGGCATGGGTCAGCAGGCAGAGTGACAAGCAGGCGGCCATAGAAACCATTAAAAACGGCGGCCTGACCCTCAACCTGCCTGACGGCGAGGGCGGCGTTGAGAAAATCAACGTGCGCGATTCACTCAGCCCGCGTGCGCTGAATATGCTGGAGTCAGAGGCCAAGCGGCAGGAAAGTGAAGCCAAGGCCAACCTGATACGCCAGCAGGAGGCTGATATTGTCACGCAGATAAACAATCAAAACCAGCTCATGGAAATGATACAGGCAGACGGCATGAGCGTGGATGAGAAGGTCTTTAAAATCAACGAAATGGACTTGAAAGGCCAGATCCGTGAAGACTTTGCCACTGAGGCCCGCCGTTACCTTTCATCGGCCGAGAAAATCAACGCGGCCACAGACAGCGCGGCAATGGCTGATATTGTCACGCGCATGTATGACCTCAACGCTATGGCAGACACCAGCCCCACTGAATACCTGAAGGGCGTGCAAAATGTGCGTGAGGAAATCATTAAGGCCCGCTCTGACGGCAAACTGTCAGCCGATGACGAGGTGAAGCTGGGCAACCAGCTCAAGACCCTGACGGCGGCCAAGACCTCTGACGCCACGCAGCAGCTGGCCTATTCCTTTGGTGAGGCCCGCAAGATTATTGACACCAACCTGCCGCCTGAGCAGCGCGGCGCGGCCATACGCCGTATGTTTTACGAATCGGAAAAGCTGCAGGGCCAGGCCGCAGACCCCAATGCAAAAGAGCCGGTGACGCAAGAAACCTATATGAAGAGCGCCCGCAAAATCGTTGACGAATACAACGCCCAGCGCCGTGAAGTGACACTGAAAACCGTGCAGGAAGTGGGCAACAAGCCCGCCGCCGCGCCGGAAGAGGTTGAGACATTACTGAAAGAAAAAGGCTATTCCATGCGTGACGTGCAGGAAACCGCCAAAAAGTACGGCATTAGCGAGCAGCAGGTCATTGAGAAACTGAGGGCAAAATAATGGTTGATATTTTTGCCAAGGAAAACATTGAGCCGCCCAAAGATATTTTTGCCACTGAGGGCATTGCGCCGCCGTCACTGCAGGAGCGCAACACCAATGCCATGACCCCGCCGCTGCTGAGCAGCCAGCCGCCAGAGGTGCAGGCTGAGGTGCAAAATCATACCAGCCAGTATGAGGCGCTGGCCCGCGCACGCTTTACGGAAGAGCAAATCCAAGAGATTAAAAACAAGGGGCCGATTCGCTTTTCTGAGGCAAAAGACTTTCTTGACGCGCAGGACGTGCTGCCGGGCGGCGGCGTGTATCAGGCCTTTGACACTGCGGTTATTTACAATGCGGCCAAAAAGATTGAGGCCGGTGAAGAAACCACCGTGAATGAGGACGAAACCCTTAATAAATTCATAGATAAGCAAATTGAAATGAACCTGCGCGGCCTGAGTGTGGGCGGCGGCATTGCATACTATGGCAGCCAGATGCCCGCTTTCATGATTGAATTTGCAGCCACGGGCGGCATAGGCAAGGCGGCCCAGAAAGGCGTGCAGGAAGGCGTTGAGAAGGTTGTGCAGAAAGCAGTGGTCAGCAAGACCGCTGGCGTTGCGGCCAACGTGCTGGCCCGCACAGCGGCCATGCCCGCCATGTATGTGCCCAATTATGCTGAGCGCCGCCTGAATGACTATATGGCAATCACTGACAAGGGCAGTGTGGTGTTTCAGCAAAGCACCGAATCCCCGGCCAAAAGCGCCCTCATGGCGTTTGGCCATACCAGCGTTGAGGTGGCCAGTGAGCTGAGCGGCGCGGCCATTGGTAAATACGTGGTCGGCCCGGCAGTGGGCACCGCAGGCCGCTATCTGAAAACGCCCATGACACAGGCCGTCAGCCAGCTGCCGGTGAATGTGCGGCAAGGTCTGTATCAGGCCTATAAGGCAATCAACCCCAATGCCAGCGTGAGCAAGGTTTTCACGGCT